AATTTACGCACAATCCGCTTCTTTGCAACCTTTTTACGGGGTGCTTGCTTTTTGCGTGTAGTTGCCATGTTTAAAATTATCGCTCTAAGAGGATGTTGTAGATCTCATCGACACGCTGATGGAGTGCTTTAATTTCATTAAGTAAGTGAGTGATGACAAATGCTGCAAGACCACCGATAACAGCCAGGCTTGCAAAATAAAAAGTTAAAAGGTCTGAATCACTCATGGTTTAATTTTTATCCCGTAATCGCTTTCAGATCCTGACTTTGGATCTAACGCTTTGACTAGAGGTGCTATCAGTGCGCCAAGCAATACTGCATACTCTGGTCGCATATCTCCAGCGATTGCCAGGGCAACTGTAAGTCCAGAAGCTGCTACTGCTCGCAGGTAAGATTTAATTGCTGCTTTATGTTTTTTACTTAATTTCATGCTTTGCCTCCTACGAGTGGGATGTCGAAAAACGATCTGTCCTGATCTCCCGCAGGGCTAAAGGAAATGTGGATGTGCGACTTGTGTGGGTTAAATCCTTTGTAAGTCCTATATTTCCAATTACCTCTAGCAGAACATATTTTACCATCGAAGATAATGTAATTGATGCGTTTACGTTTATCTGCTTTAGCATAGATTCTTAGCTGCTCAACTAGGTGTACTGACAATCCCTTGATTTTATTTAAATCTTTGTCCACATCGATAGCACGAACCACGCCCGTATCGCTAGTCGGATTGTGGTCGGATTTAGATTTTGAGTGCCTAGCATCGCCAATCCAACCATCAGAAGAACGATCCCTATCTGGGAAACAGTCATCGATCTGCTCTCTTAATTGGACGGCAGATTTACTTAGCCAGGGCTTCATCTACGAAAGAAGTAATTGTGCTTCTTCAGCAGTAATACCTAAACGATCAAGCAATTGAGCCTTTGCCTCAGCCTTAGCATCTGCCTCGGCTTTTTTAGCCGCTAAACTCGCCTGGTCAATTTCATGTTGAGCAAATTCCGCATCATTCATCGGTCGAACTTCATTACCAATTTGTACCATTGGTCGTGTCATTACTTTCTCCTTAACTGTTGGCATAACCATAGACCTTGTATGAACCTGTAATTGTTCCATTGACACTTGAATAACTGAGTGAATCATAAGAAGTACTTACTGTCATGTCTGAATTATTTTCTGTTGATATTGCAAGACTGCCTTGATTTCCATGAGCCTTTGCCGCAATTTGTGTTGATACAGATGCAAATGGATTTATAATGTCGGCGACTAAAAAGCCTTTTGTGCCTTCGTATGCTGTTCCACAGTAAAACGCATCTTCTAAGCCACCCTGACCTGCAACGAAAGTTGTGTAATAAACGCATCGGGCGTTGTAATAATTTGAACTTGAATTATCTGATCCAGCAGCCCTCATGCGTATGCGAAAGTTCATGGTTGTGCCAGCCATGCTGGCTGTGCTATCAATAGCAATAATTACTCGATAATTTGCGTAGGTTGCAGAAAAACTATTATTTGGCAAACTAAAACCTGAAACACCAGAAAATGTTGTTCCAGTAATAAAGGTCAATCCACTACCAGTAGCTGTAGCCCATTCTGGAGCAGTTGCGCCAGAGTTAACCCTAAGAACTTGACCTGCTGTGCCAAGTGCTAATCTTGTGTTGGTGTTTGCAGTAGCTGATCGGTAAGCAATATCGCCTGTGGTTGTTTCTGGATTTAACGCTTTGGTGGTCGTATCGATAGAAGAACCCAAAGTGCGAATGGCAAGTGCGCCATCCTTAACCAGATCAGTATCGTCTGGGGTTTCCCAATTGTAATTGGTGGTATTTGCCATGTTAAGAAATTACTCCTATCGCTGTTCGCCAGGTAATTGTACCTGATAATGTGTTCCATGCTTCGGAGGCATTGACCTCATTCCATTGTTGGAATACGGCTGAGAACTCTATTGGGCTGAGGTTGATCGTCAGGTATAACTCATTGAATGACGTGCTCCATGACCAACCCTCTACATACCCTTGAAAACGCCCCTCAGAGGCTATTTGAGGCGGTAAATCGGTGATGGTCAGTGGTTGACCCATAAACACGTTTAAAAGGTGATCTCGGTCTGTATCGTCTAATTCTGGGTTAGTAATTGGAAATGTAATGCTGTCGAATACTGGGTAAGGATAGGCTCTAAGACTTAAGTATTTATTAACAATATCTTCTGCATCTGATTGATTCTTGATGCTTGAGTTTAGGGTTTCTGATTTGTAGCCATAAATGGAAATGCTTGTAGCATCTAAAGCCACTTCTAGGTCATTAAAATTGTTTCCATAGTTAATGGCTACATCGTTGCGGATATTGCCAGCCTGGGTTGTTGTAGTTAAACCTGCTCCGATTGCTGTATTTGCTGAAATTTCAATTGCGCCATTGGCAGCTAAATAGTTTTGGCGATGGTCTGCATCTGCATATCCGATGTTGCCAGCGTTATCTTCATATAAATATCCAAAGGCTGAATTGGCTATTTGTGAAGCGATGTTGTAAATGGTATCTGTAGATGATCCACGATTGACCATTTCATATTGACCAGGTTGATCGATCTCACCAAGTCCTAGATTTTCAGCAGTTTCCCATGTGGTTGTTGCATCGTAAGTTGCCCATGTTTGTGCAGCTGATACCCCAATCCAATCACCCAATAAGAATTCTGTAAGCAAAGTATAAATTTGATCTCCATCAAATTCTGATGTTAATACGCCTTCACTGATTGTTTTAGCCAATCGAGCAAGGGAACCCATAGCAATTAGGTTGTATGAGTAAACCTTGCCAACTGATCCTGTGCTGCTGACCGATGTGGTTATGTCTGTGATATTGCCACCAAAGAGAGTTGTGTATGTGCCAGTGCTGTCTTTGACTTGTAGCGTTAAAGAATCATTAACATCAAAGACATAGTTTTCATCTTCTAAAGCAACTAAAGCAATTTCCATGTATGACGGGTTTGGCTGGATATAAATATCATCTCGGCCAGATGCGTGAGATATGTCTGAGATTGCTACGTTTGAATAATCAACGCCATTAACCAGCAATCGCCATTCAGGCGTAAAGTTGCTCATTATTGAAGTCGTCTAATGCTTGCTGGATCTAGTGCTGGGATTGATCTGGCAGATGATTGATTTAATACCTTTGCAACTGCTCTGGCTGCGCCTTCTGAATCTACTGCTTTAACTGTAATGTTATTAACTATTCTGCCCGTTGGGTTTCTATCCAAAGCAGTAGGTGTTGGCACGCTAGGTGTTTGACCAAGCATTTTTCCTGTAAGTGATGGATTTGGAATATAACCAATATCTGCGCCTGGATTGATTATGTTTACGGCCCTAATTCCTTGATTTGCAAATTCTACTAATACTCCAATTGCTTCTCTAACTAAGGTGATAAAACCCTTAATGTTTCCAGCAACTGCTTCAATATAAACTCCAAATTTGTAAAAACCTGAACCGGTTTCTTGTAAGGCTGACGATAAACTATCGTCTCCAGTTAATCCTGCAATAAAATCGTTTAATGCTGGAATACCTACATCGTTCAAAAAGGTAATAAATTTTTCCACTTGTGGCAATAAAGCAACACCTAGTGATTCTTTGGCTTCATCAAATCCTACTTTTAAACGATCAATCTTGCCCTGAAATGTTTCAGCATTTGCTGCTGCTGCGCCACCATAAAGATCAGATAACTTAGCCTGGATCTCTGTAAATGATAATGTGGCTAATTCTGCTTTTGATAAGCCAAGTCCTAATCTGCCTAATGAAGTTGCGTTTCCATCCTGGGCACGACCTAAAGCATTGGCTACTGTTTCAAGATCTTTGCCTGATGCTTTGCTGATGTCTAACGCAAGGGATAACAACTTTTGGGCTTCTATTGTATCTTTTGTAGATACTGCTAATCTTTGTAAGGCCGGACGAAGTTGGTCATCTGCAACACCTGTTGCTAAAGATGTCTTGAGGATCATGGCTTCAGTAGCCTTTACCTGGGCATCTGTTGCGCCTGTGGCAGCCTTTAAGGCGTTGGCTAACCTAAGTTGTGCAGCTTCATCTTCAATTGCTGCTTTAACGCCATCAATGGCTAATTTGCTGGCATAACCTGCCGCTGCAATTCCAGCAGCTGCAAATGCTAATGCAGCCTTTTTGCTAAAGTCGCCAATCTTGCTTGAACTCTTTTGAACTGTATCATCGGCTTGATCTAGTTTCTTTTTAAGATCATCAATATCGGCAAGGATTGATAACTTTAACGTGCGATTATCTCTTGCCATTATGTCCACTCCTTAAGAATGCGCTCAAATGATTCCTGCCACTTGTTTACTAATTCAGGCTGAATTCTGCGAAGAGTTGGGTATATGAACCATCCACGACTGCCACCGCCAGGTGCTCGCCCTGAAAACGCTGGGAACTGTTTAAACCTGTTTGATCCAAACTCAATACCGCCCCAAAGCGTTTGTGTAGTAGCACCACCTGAAAATTTTTGTCTAGCAAACCCATATCTAAATTCACCGATTTTGCTTGACTTCGAAATGCTAACTCCGTCCGCAACTCTTTGCGCAACTTCGCCTGACTTCGTTCTGCCTCTAGCTGCAGCCTTAATTTCTTCTGATGCAAAATACGCCAAAGCAGCAGACTGCCTTCTTGCTTCATCCGTTGCTTGATCATCCATAAGTTTGAACGCTTTGTAAACATCCCGGAGGTCGGATTTGTCATAGGCAATTTTGGAATCATTAGCCATTATCCTCGCTCCTTTAAAATCTCAACTGCAGTTAATAAATCTTCTGCGCTTGTCCATTCACTCATTGGTATATGGGTGGCTATTGCCACCGCAATAAGTAATCGGCTTACGCTTCCTTCTGGATGACTTTTGGGTCATCCGCATCACCGACAATTACATCGGCAACTGTTTCCATCCAGGCATCCATTGGCTTGACTGGTTTGTCTCCAGCAATTGCACGCTTATGGGCATGATAAGCCAAAAACATAAGATCCCACATGCCAATCTTTTCTTTGGCTTGTCCAATCGTGTTTCCTGTCTGCTTCTCCCATTTCGCCCACTCAGGAGGTTGGGCTATGTAAGTGGCTTGCTCTCCTGAGTTGTATTCAATTGTTATTGGTAATTTCATTTTGTTTGCTCCCGTTTTATTCTTTAGCTGAAGGTTTCAGCAACTTCACCACGTGCGACTGGGAATGTGAAAGATACTGTTTGAGCATCTACTCCTGAGCCACCTGCGGTTGGGTAAACTGGCAATACTGGAAACACAAATACTGCGCCAGTTGCAGCTGTAAGTGTAATGCTGATTTCAGAGTTTGGTGCTGTGTCGCAAGCAGTCCAAAGTGCTTCGCAAACTGAGTTAGCCTTGCCCCAATCTGCCAACATATCTAACTGGAATGATCCAGTTGAATTGACCACTTTGTAAGCCTCACCATCAAGTGTTTGGTAAGTCTGACGATCAAACTCTTTGGTTAGAACTGCGTTTGTCGCTTGTGCTTCGATGTCTGTTCCACCTGTGAAAGACAACGAAACATCACGACCGGTAATAACTACGGTTGCCATGATTTCTCCTTATGCGGTTTGTGTGTAGTAGGTAGAAACTCGAACATCTGCGATAAGCAGCGTTGATGCTCCAACTTGTGTAATTGTTGGTCTTTCGACCGAACTCACGATATATCCTGATGGAATTACCTTGAGAACACTCATAATAAGTTGCTCGATATTGTCCAGGCTTGCTGGATTTGAGTTATAGGCAACTGCGACTGAAATCGTCATATTAATCTTTT